TTTTAATTCCGTTATCGACAAAACAGACTATTCTTGGTGGTTTTGGTGGCGGCGCCTCTGCTGCAAATGCTATTGAATTGCTGAATAGTATTGCTATTGTTATGATTTTAAGTGTTTTCATTGTTTAGTTTTCCTTATTGTTGGTTAAATGGTTGATAGCTCATTACACAAAACCTAATAACTTTACATCGCGAACCTTCATTGGTGGTTTTTCAGGATTGGATTCTCTATACATCTTTAAAGCTTTTTTACCGGCCTCCCATTCACCATTTGCGGTTAGTTGAAATTCAACTAAAAGCTCGCGCCTTAATATGACACTATATCTCTCACTCATCATACCCACCCTTATTGTTGGTTAAAAGCTTGTTCATCTCTTTGATGAATCTTGGGCACTGTCCATTTTCATCAGGCTTGAAATTCGCGTAGCTTTGCCTGAAAGGGTTTGGCGCCGCAGTGAACCTGTAGCACTCATTGTGCGACGAGCAGTTTTTATTTTGACACATAGTTATGTCCGGCATCGTTTATTCCTTATTTTTATACATCAAAGTTATTGTTTACTGTTTTTTCATCACTACCGCACGTTATCAACAACTGATTTGGCTCAATTCCAAGGTGAGGTATTGCTTTGGCAGGATGAATACTTACCGATTGAACTCTTTCGTTGTATACTTTTACACACAATGACTCGCTTAGATTCGATTTAAGTTGTTTAATCTGTCTATTCTGATTGTCAATATGTAGTAATACGAAAGAAAAGCTCATTACTATTAGTACGCAAATACCAAAACCAATTACATTTTTCATATTGCCTCCGGTTTATGTATTTCTTTTAGCTTGAGTACTGCGTTGTTAATCTCTACGCCGTTATTTATTGCGTCTGATAGCTTTAAAGCTGAATCCATCATCATTTCATAGATTAAATTTAAACGCGCCTGAGGGCTGTTACAGCGCCTTAAACGCTTATCTATCATAAATTGGTACTTTTGAGCGCGTGGATTATCTTTTATAAAATCAGCTAATGCTTGCTCTTGCTTATTCATAACTGCTCCTTATAATTTCTACCAAACTCTTTTTGCTTATTGGCTTTTTCTAAGTCAGATAAGAATCTACCTACACCAAGCGGGATAACGTCAGGCTCTTTCTTAGTTCTAGCTTTCCATTCTTCCACAGTTTCCTGGCCTTCAATGACGTCTTTCTGTGTCGATCTAATTCCATCAATGTGAAAGTAGTTTTTTCGATGCTCTGTAATATTCATTTTGATACACCTCCGAAATGTTTAATAAATAACCGTTCTACGTCACTCCATCCAGCATCAGCAGCAGCAGCAGCATCAGCATCAGCAGCATAAGCAGCAGCATCAGCAGCATAAGCAGCATAAGCAGCATCATCAGCAGCAGCATAAGCAGCATCAGCATCAGCATCAGCAGCAGCATCAGCATCAGCATAAGCATCAGCAGCAGCATCAGCAGCAGTATAAGCAGCATCAGCAGCAGCAGTATAAGCATTACTCAATTGCGCTTTTGTGATAACGCCTTTCTTATAATCCCTAATTGCTTTAATTGCTAACATTGGCGCTTTACTATCGTTATTTTTTTCATAAATATGTAGCACGTTTTCAGCTATATCAGCTAAAAATAAACAGTAATCCAAATAATCAAAACAACGTAAAGTCCATACAGCATCCTGAATACCGTTAGATTTTAAAATGTGCATTAAATCTAAGTCTTGGTCATCTGTTTTAGTTTTACCAAGCGATTTCAAAAGCTTTGACCATCCGTCTGAGCAAGGGTGTTTATCTTTAATTTTATTTAAGGTTGTTATCATTTTAATACCCCACTAACCAAGCTATAAATTTAACAAATCCTGCTATTATTAACGCATAAAATACAAATGCAAATATAAGACTTCTGATTGCGCCCTTACCTTTAAATATTGACTGTCCCACATTAACCTCCAAATATTAAAATTAATACCACAATAATAATTACTGCAACAAGCTCGACCATTACTGCAATATCTTCGTCATCCATACATTACCCCTGCGAATTAAACCTTAAACGCTCGTTATGTTCTTCTACGAGCTTATCAACGGTAACGCCTCTTGACGCTCCCCATGCATCCAATAAAGCTCTAGTGGCCGGTTTTACGGTCATAGTCATAGGAATGCGTAGATCTTCGAACTTCTTGCGTTTACTGCCTTTCTTATTTGCCATTGGTTATCCTTACCCTTTTCGGGTCGGTTGGTTAGTTATAATAGGCAGCCATATCATCCCGACGAAACGAATCATCATACACAAAAGGTATAACATCGCCGTTCTGATTATAGGTGTAAGGTTTTGTCCAGCGTGTAGATGCCTCTCTAGGGCTTTGAGTATCTTCCATGACACAGTTAACATTATTAAAGCCTTTACTAATGAAATTTTGAAACGCTTTTTTTACATTCCAATCGCTCATATCCGCGTCATTAAACTTAATATACTCTGCGCTGTGCGTTTTCCAGTTATCGCCGTTTAAGTGAACTATAATAGCCATCGTTTTTGCCCTTAGTTTGTGTCGATGAATTAACTATACGCGGGTATATTAATAATTGCAAGTATTGATTGAAAATAAATTAATTGATTAATTAGAAATTATATCTTAGACCTAGTTGATATTGAGAATAGTTTACACGCTCCCAATCGACCGTCCTTAGTATCAAGCTGTATTGCTCGTTGAGTTTGTATTTTATTTCACCAATCATTTTTAGATCAACAACAGAGCGCTCAATAATAGCAACCTCGGTGTATATCTCTATGTTTTCGGACGGCATAAAGCTCTTACTTATATGTAAGCCAATGCCGGTATGATGTGATTTTTTGTGAGCTGAGAAAATGCCGGTATCTTGGTTAGTGATATTTCTTTGTATAAATATCTGATTGTAAGAAACACCTAAATTATAATTATCGTATTCATTCCATAGCTCGATAGCGCCTTGTGAATAAATTTTACTGGGTGGATTCTCTCGCCTTGATACATACGTACCGCGCTCTAGCGCTGTATTTGACACGGTTGTCGTGTAATTGGCTTTCATGTAGGTTGAATCGGTTGTGTAAAGTTTAAAATCATAACTTACGCCGTTATTCTTATCGAACCCAAGCAAGTTGCTATAATCTGGATCGTAGTGATCTAAAGATATCTCAAAATAACCCTCACTATCCCAAGGTGCATCAATACCAGTCCAATCAAAAACCTCATCGGAAAATTTAAATTGAATAGCGCATACAACTTTCGGTAAGCATGTAATATCAGCGCCAATACCGTCAACTTCGTAAGATATAACACCAAAAACAATGGGCGTGACGTTGGAAAACTCGTACCCCTGCATCACTCCATAGCTATAGCCAAGGCATAATTTACCAGAACATACCCCGTCACGTTTGATTTTTCCGGCATAGTAAGCTGTATCATTATGCGAGTTTTTGAACTTGTAGATAAAATTATTATCTATCTCTATGCCGATTAAATTATGCCTTTCATTTAACCCACTATCACTAAAATGTTTACTCCACATTCCAAGATGAATATAATTTTTAGCGCTAACTTGAGTTGAAATCAATAGAAATATTATTAAAATTCGCATAATTTCCCTTTTTGGTTTAAGTGATTATTGAGCCTCGAATATCGCCCGTTGTTGTTTCTGTAAGTGTGTACCCGTTTTTATCTATCGCGTCACCCGCTGCGCCACCTGTACCGATTGCCGTTGTACCCGCCGCGCCTAAGTCACCTCCCGCGCCTGCGCTCGCTATGTACTCCGGTGATGATGATGTCCTAACTACTCGACCACCTGCACCGCCTAATTCCGTTGTCCCATCATCTGGACTTGTGAATACATCGGCTGAACCGCTACCACCCCAAGCTGTGCCAGTGCCTTTTGTGCCGACATCGTTACCCGCACCACCACCACCAGCCGCATCTGCTGAACCGTCTTTATCATATCCACCACCACCACCACCGCCGCCAATAATACCGTTATTGATTAACGTCATATCATGGTTAAGTATTATTGCTAAACTGCCCGCTTCCGCTGCCGGAGTTGTTACACCGCCGCCGTTACCGCCTCGCCCAATAACATAAGAGCCAGTATTTGTTTGTAGTGTGACGATTGCGCCGCTAGGCCAGCTACCAGTATCTAAACTTGTGCTTGATAAAGTTGCGCCGCCAATTATTACCCCGTTTTCAACAACAAACTTTGCCTCCGTTGTCGCGTCTGGCGTTGGAAATAGACTGTTGTAAATAGTCCTTAAGTTAATATTTTGATCACTTATTGAAATAATAATCAAGTCAACATCTGGATCGCCTCCGCCCTCATCCTCTGGTAGTGCTTCGCCGTAAGAATACTCAACGGCCTCGAAACTGTAATCACCTGACTCGCGCGCGCTGATAATTTGAAAGACTGTATCAACTGGTAAACCTGTGGCATCGACGATATCACGATGATTAATTGACTTTGTTTGCCCCGCTCTAACGTCTGAATCTTTAGCGTCTAATGTAAAACCAATTGAACGCGGAATATTTGAGAATCTACGGCCTTTTAAAGCCGCCAGTTGAAGCGCCGCCGCTTTGTTAGTGTTACTTATCCACCTTGAATTAATTGTTTCTACCGCACTCGATGAGTACTTAGCGATTGAATCTGTATCTATCCTAGCATGAGTCTGCTGGTAGTTTGAGAATTCATCCAGTTTTTTTGTTGGATCAAATTGTCCAAAATTAACAAAGATTGTTGATTTTCTCATATCAATTAAATCTTTATTGCTTGTTTTATCTTTAACTAGGTAGCCGTCCATATCTAAAACCGCAGCGCTAGTTGGTGGCGCTTTCAGTGCGGTTAAGTCTATTTGAGAGTTGTATTCGTCCCACGATAAATAGTGAGGCATTGAGGCGGTCAACTCTTTTAGTAATTTATTCACGTCATGCGGCTTTGTAATTATCGTGTCGAGTAATCCAGACAAGTAAGTGCTGACTTCTGCGCTCCATGATGCGGTAGGGATAAATGAGGAACTAACTCCGGCAAAATTCACCAGTAAATCATCAACGATAAAGTCAAGCGCTCCACGCGTAGCTCCTGAATATTCAAGACATAATTGAACCGTATCATTAGCGCTGTGACTTATTGCCACGGTGTTATATTGCGCTCTTACGATTGTTAAAACATCGGCTGAACGTGTAAAGCTCATTACCTCTGATTTTATGCAAACCCAACCGGAGGCGGGATATTCATCATTACCGATCCCGCTAGGGGTTAAAGTTAAACTGGTTACTGAGTCGTTTATAGCTGCGTTTAACAAACCCGTACTTGGCGCTGGCGCTTGTGATTTATTCTTACCTGCAAGCTTTAAAGGATCTTTTGCTGTGATTGAACATCGACCGTTTGAAGCGTTTAAACTTTCAATTAAATAGGTTCTAGTTAAAAAATTTGCTGCTATATATTCACCATCAACCAGATAACCAGATAATAACCGTAACTCTCTAAACTGGTAATTCGGGTTTCTAGCTCTAAGCTTTGTCCAAAATGTAGCGCGTTCAAAGGCGTCATAAGTCCTATCGGTTAGATAATCGTCGATATCAATATCAGAGCTTGGATGGTCGTTGAAATTCAAGCTTACACTAGCGCGAACGCCCAACCCGCCCGTTATATCGATTTTACTTGGTGATGTGCTTACACTAGTCAATGAAGGTATAGCGTCCAAACCTATCGGGTGTGGACTTCTATTAGTGCAAAATTTATAGGTTTTTGTGGTGCTTGCGTAGTTAGCTAAATCGTTACAAGTTTCTAACGTATTAAAACATTTAGCATCGCCCGTTTCAGTAGCTGTGCAAGGCGATGAACCGTGAGTTAATGAGCATGAATCTAAATCAATTTCTACAACATCAATTCGCTCTCGCCCTATCTTTGTTTTCTCTCCGTCAAAACTCATTTAAACATCTTCATGTGAATTCATATTAAAACTTACTGACATTTTATCAAGGCCGCCACCGCTGTTTGACGGCTTAATATCGCCAGTCGAAAAGCCAAACGCAGTCTCATCGCAAAATAAGTCGGGACGCCATTTAATAAAGAAAGGGTATCTTTTTGCTGACTGAATAAATAAATCAAACGTGTTGCGCATCCAATATGGATCAAGCAGCGACCACTCGAACGATGAACTGCCGCCCTCGCTTGTTATTGTACGACCCAAAAACTGGCCGGTTTCGCTTGTTGTTGATTGATAATCAGTTTTATTACTTAGCGCTATTGGTGAGTGACCGCCGTAAATGTTGCGCGGCATTCTAAGAGCCTCACCTACTGAAATATAACCAAGCTCACTAGCCGCCACTAATGTTCCTGTTATAGCGATTTCTTGAATGTTACGGGTATCAAACTCAATCATAATCGCCCTGTTATCAGTCGGGCTAATAGACTCAACATCAGTTAGCGCGCCACCTATTGTTGCGGCTGTCGATATCAATAATGTCTCATCTTTAAAATTGTGTGCCGCTATTCCGATAAAATCAACGTCCGCAGAGCTACCCATTTGAAACTTAACTGTTAACGCGCCGCTTGACGGTCGATACCTTTCCCAAGTATTCCCAATCAACGCTTTTTCGGCTGCGCTTGTTGTTGATGCTGTCAAAAGGTTATTGTAACCAATTAAAGCCCCACGCACATCTGTTGCTGTCTCTGGCTTTGTAACAATAGACACTTATAGCCACTCCCATTTGTGACCCGCGAAAGTTTGCAAATAGTCAATTGATTGAGACTCTAGGCTGATTTGCTCGCCGTCTTCGTCTAGTATCGATTTATCAATTAAATAAGGTAAAATCAAACTTTCGTCGTTTGGCTCACCTTCCTCCGCTAAAACGTCCCAGTCTAGCGATAAAAGCTCAAACATGCTATCTAGTGACACTTTATCAGCATTAGCCATAACTAACTTGATATCATAACCATCAACCGTTTGAGAGCCTATCACGCGACCTGCTGGGAACGACCCATTGACAGATTTAACGGCGTCTTGTAATTCTTCGCTGAAATCTTCCGCGTTCGTACCTTCTGGTATTTTTAATATAAATTGCTTCATAGTAATGATACCTCTTGCGCTGTTAGTGCTTTGTCGTAGATTGATAGTGTTTTGATATGACCGTAAAGGTGTGTTGTGTTTGCTCTTGATGAACCTATCCCCGTGAAGCTACCAGCATCAACAAAAAAACTCTCACCGGCGTCAATGGCTGGATTTGCAGCAACACCGCTATCATATCCAGACAACAAATTACTTGTTGACGCAAAAACACCAACCTGTTCAAATCGGTCATCCTGATCAGCGCTAAACATCGTCAATGCGGCTCCACCATTCCTAAACGATGCGCTACCAGTGTTTGACGTGAAAAAGTAAGACCTACCCGATCCGATCTCATTGACATCATAAATATATCTACCTACGGGTGTAGCGTCTGCCCCGCCAATATACCCACCGATAGCGCTAACTGACATGTCGCCACCAGACGGGATATTTCCCGCGTTTGAGATGCTCAAATCATCAGCAGCTCTAGTAACACTTGATGACTCTGTTCTTATATATGATGTTGCAAATGCCGATTCTTCAACTTGAGCGCCCCAAATATAAAGGCCGCTTGATCCGTCGCCATCTAAAATTCGAACATGCTGAAAAGAGCTTGTTGTTGTGCTAGTGGCTGTCACAGTTATAGAACACCGATACCAACCGTTACCAATATGTTCTATGTTTGAATCGTCTGGTGGGTTAGTCGCATCGTCTGTATTGGTAACGGTTGATAGATTGAAAGTTGTAAATTGAACCGTCCCCGCCCATGCTGAATTTGCTAACATGACAAGCTCGTCAAATTCTCCAGATTTAGCGTATATTGAAGCAGTGTACTGCTCGCCACTTGTAAAGCTAATTTGATCGGAAACAAACCCGTTAGCAGCGTTATCAGGAACTATTTTATCAGCGCTGCGTGTGTCGTCAGGCGCTTTGATTTCGTTTGGTGTAATAGTAACCGATGTTTTAGACCATGACGCGTTATCAAATTCCTCGCTTCTCACTTGTAAGTTAGTATTAGATCCCTCAATCAACGCGCCTAATTCAGCGCCCGTTTCCGGATCATATTCAGTACGTAAAGTTTCAGCGAATGTTTCCGTCACGGCTGTTGATATTGTTTTAACGTATGGCAATGGTTTAGCCGATTCGGTCATCTGTGCGCCAAAGACGTGAACTCCATCACCGGCGGTCCATGAATTAGTAACTGCTCGTGCATCTGATGAAGATTTAATCAGTGAAAATCTAGCCTGCAAAGTCGTATCTGCCGCTGTCACTGTAGATGATATTTCATAAAACCCATCGCCTACATTTTTAATTGACGCCTCATCAATGTCACTATTAATGGACCCTATAACACCATTAGCTATGTCAAAATTTACTCTTGGATTGTTCGCCACATGAGCGGAGCTGTACCATATCTGTATGAATGTGGCCTCGGACTTTTTTACTCTCAATGTGTGCGTGTATTGGCTTGATACTACTGTGGTCTGGCTTTGCTGAAAGCGCGGCTCAATTGTCGCTGTTGAACCGGCGCTAAATTTGTCGGCGGTTCTCATCCCGTCGACTGGATTGTTCACTGTATCAGCTGTTATAGTTGCGTTGAGTTTCGTCCAGTCGGAATTGTCAAACTGCTCGCTATAAGTGACCAAATTCTCAACATCACCAACATAATCAGCATCAAGGAAATATTCATATCCGCCATTACAGCCAATTCGACGATTGATAAATGACGCGCTTGAGCTTCTTGAGTATGTGAATAAATCATCGAATAAAACAGGGCTTCCACATTGAGAATAACAACCCGCCGCAAAATCCATATTAACCAATGGTGTTAAAGCCCTTGGAAATCCCGCCTCCGCAACGGTTGTTTTTGCGTTTGGTATTGCTGCTGTAGCCGCTGATACCGCCGTTTTTGTGTTTGGTATAGCCGATGTTGCTGCTGATACGGTTGTTTTACTATTTGGAATAGCTGCCGCTGCCGCTGACACCGTCGTCTTAGAATTCGGTATTGCTGCCGCTGCCGCTGATACGGCTGTTTTGCTATTCGGGATCGCTGCCGTTGATGCGCTAACCGCTGTTTTGCTATTCGGCGCGCTGACCGCCGCTTCTGGTTTTGTTGTAAGTGCCATTTATCCCCCTGCTAGGTTAAGCTCTACGCCGTCACCAACTTGTTCATTAATTTGTGTGATTAATTGTCTAACTGAGTCAGAACTAAACATCGACGACCCTGCTAAATTAATTGAAATATTTCTGCTTGCTTGCGGTGCTGCTTGTTGGCTATCGCTTGAACTTGCCGCTCCGCTTGATTGGCTTGCGCCACCGGAAAAGCCAGTTTTGCTTATAGACCCTTGTGACTTGCTGCCAGAATTAATTGATTTAATAATTGAGCCGGTATTCGCCAAGCTTGCCGCCGCATAACTAGCAGCTACCACCGGTGCCCAAGGTCCACCCGTTGACATTCCCGCCTGCCAAGCGTCAACAGCCGCCTGCTTACCTTTTATTATCGCTTGAACTGTTGCCGCTGCCGCCATAGCTTTTTGTACTTTTTTGCTATTGCTTGCTAAAGCTTGAAAACCTTGTTGAATGCTGTTTAGTACAATTGATCTTTTTGCATCTTCTGTTGCCTGCGTTAAAGATTGCATTTTTTCATCATGTGCTATTTTTGTTATTTCACCATTTGCTAATTGATCGGCGGTTAATTGCCTTTCTCTCTCGTTGGCTGCAATTTGCAACTCTTCTTGGCTTGCGTATCTAATACCTAAAGCTTCTAAAATTCCAACTGTCTCTTGCTCCATTGAAACAAGCTTTTTTTGTATTCTTTCGTCGTCGTTTCCTTCGCTGCCTATTGGGTTGAGTGCAAGCGCTGTAGCTTCTGCTAAACGATCATAGTGAGCAATGGACGTATCGACAAAGGTTTTTATACCCTCGCTTGGGAGTTCTTCATTTGCTAAAGCGCTTAGCTCATCGTTTGTTTGAGAAACTAAACCAATCATTGATTCGGCTGTCTCGTTTACTGACTGAACGAATTCCGAGTTTTCGAGCTGGGGTATTAACCCAAAATCAGTACCTAAAAATTCATTGTGTGCTTGAATAATTGTATTAATACCGGATGTAAAAGAATCTACAACATTAGCCTGTAAATTAATTATGCCCGCGAAAACATTCGCCACCAATGCCGAAAAGCCAACTGCTCCAACCTCTAAAATTTTAAATATAACTTTAATACCGTGAAGCCCATCAGCAAAAACACCTACTACATCAACAACGCCATCTAACCCTTGCTTAATAAAACTACTTGCGCCACCTGCCTCTTTAGCCATATCAACAAATAAATCTGTAACGCCGGTAACAATTGGAGCCATTTGTATTGCAAATTGTTGAGTCATTGAATCTATTAAGCCGGAAGCTCTAGCAAGTGCTTTATTTGCTTGTGTCGCTTTTTCTACATCAATGTCAGACAAGCCTATACCAAGCTCTTTTGCTGCTTTGGCTTGCTCTGACATCGCTTTACCGTTGTTTTTTAGCAATGGTAGTAGCTGAGTTGAATCTGAGGCGATAGCCTCCATAAAAAACGTCATATCTTTTTGCGATACATTCGCCTTTTCTAAGCTCTCAACATAAAGTTGTAAACCTTCTTTGCTTGATAGTTTTTGGAAATCTTTTATTGTTACGCCGGTCAACGGTCCAATTTTTTCAAAAAAATCAACCATTGGACCCGCGCCGGATATCTCGAAATCGCCAACCCTATCGTTGAAATCAAGTAAGATGTCAGACAATTTATCTTGCTCTATTCCGTATTGTTTAGCGCCAAACGCCATGCGTTGAAAGTCGGATACACTTATATCCGCTCGCTGAGATAGCACCTTCAATTCTTTAATATTACCAAGATTTGATTTGATTAGAGCTGTCGCGACTCCCGCCGCCGCGACTGTTGCTGCCGCAGCCCACTTGCCCCATTTATTGGCATTGCTTCGTAGTTTTTCGCCAGATAGCTTTAGCGCATCACCGGTGGCTTTAAGGCCATCTTGTACGCCTTTTGTGTCGGCTGTGATTTTTACGCTTAGTGCACCTATTACAGTTTCAGCCATTAGAGAACCTTATAGCCTTGAGCTTCTAACTCTTCACCGCGCTTTTGCGCTTTCTCGTAATCGTCTTCGTGAACTGATCCAATCATTTTGCTTCTTTTTGCCTCGTGTATTAGTTCACATTCCGCTATAGTCATTTTCCAATATTCAGAAGCAATGACACCGTAATGACCAACGATTAAAGAATAAACGTCCCCTAGTGGATAAGGGGCATCTAGATCTACTTTTTCTTTTTTCGCGTTACTGTCTTTTTTTTTGCTGTTTTAAAGTTAGGTAACAGCATCGGCATAATGTCCGCCATAATACCAAGTAAAGCTTTATTATCTTTTTTGCTAACATCAAACATATTATCGAAAACACTCTCCCATGTGACAGTAAACCCAGCTTCGTCCATCAAAATATAAAAGAATTTTGAAATCATGTAAAAATCTGGATCTTCTTGGCTGATTTTGGCCAACTTCATCAAACCTATCTCGTTTTGAATCCGTTCGCCAATTAACATGGTGATTACTAGTTTTTTGCTCTCACCATTCCAAGATAAATCAATCGGTTTTCTAATGCTCATTATGTGCCTGCAGCCCATGTAGGTGTACCACTTGAAGCAAATGAAGCATCCCATGTGTAAGGCGTGTTAGCGTCACCACCGGCTGATAAATTACTTAAAACGCCATCGGCGGTTATTGTTGATCCATCTGGAAAAGTCCAGACAATCTCAACTGCTTGACTTGAGCCAAAATACAGACCAACCAATTCAAGGTTTTTCAATGGTCCGCTAATTGGAAACTCTAAAGACTTAACGCCGTGAACCGCTGCGAGTGATTGCCACCCGCCCGCTGCCTCGTCTGTCACATCTAAAAGTTCGCCATTAAAGTTAATACTTTTTGATACAGTGCCGACCAATGCCGCACCGCCATAAGTACCAGTTACATCAGTACCAACCATTTTTATATCTACGCTCATTTTAAAACCCTCTTTTGTTAAACTGGTAAATCTTCAAAAAGTATTCTAAACCGTTGAATACTCTGTCTAGTTATTCCGTCACTTTCTAAAACTACTGTGCTAAATTCTTGCTGTATGGTTGTAATGCAAAAACTGGCTGTATCTGGCATTGCGTACCTATGTAATGCTTGATAGATATTATAGTTCTCGTCTGCTACTTCTTTTGAGCCTTTGTAATCACTAAAAACAATGATTTGAACCGTTGAATCAAAGCCTAGCTCTAACTCTGTATCACTATTACTTGTCGCTAATGGATCAATTCTCACGTAAGGAAAGCTGTTGTAATTTTGTGGTACGTGATCGAATACATCAATATCAAGCTGATCAACCAACCTATTGAAAACAGCTTTAAATATTTCGTTCATTTACCGGCCTTTTTAACTTGAATATCAATCGCTTTTTTCATGTTGTCGCTAAAGTCTTTTGTTTTAGACTCTTTGGCAGGCTCTAACCACGGTCTATTTCTTTCTGTCTCTAAGATAGCGCCGTAATCTAAATTCGTACCCACTAGCGCAAATTTAGAGCCTTTTCGGTGCGAGAATGTAACACTCCCTATCAATCGCCCTGTGTCGCTGTTTGGTGCGTCGCCGCTCTTGCTGATCTCGTGCTTTTTTCCATCTTTGGTTCGTTGTACAAAATTTCCACTAGTGCTCGGCTCTTTGATTAATCGAATAGCCTCCTTGTTAACCTCGATAGCCGTTATTCTTACCGCGTCATCAACTGCCCTATCTAAATCTAAAGCAAAACTATTTAAAGCTCTTTGCAATAACTGCTCACCTTCGATAGCTATTGAACCGGTCATTGCCTAACGCCTTTTTCAATAGTTAACTTTGTCCAAATGCTAGCTTGCGCGATATCTTCTATTGATCTAATTTGATAATCTTCTGAGTCATAAACCAATTTCATTTCTGTTGATAACCCGCTAATCGTTTTTAAGTGACACTTGAATAATTGATCTGTAATTAATCTCCCTGACTGAATCTTTTCCGTTCCAGTCATTGGGAATATAAAAGCGTCTACACTTGCGAAACTTGTTAACCTTGAAGTCTCACCACCTTGACCATCGTCAAAAGTGGTAAAGCTAAATATTTCAACGGGTGCATTAAACTCGTCAAATGTTGCATTTAGCATTTCATCCGCTAAAGTTGTGAATGTAGCTAATAGGCCCACATTAAACCCTGACTAATTTTGCAGTATCTATTAAAAAAGGACATAGCCAACGGTTAACACTATCTAGTCTCACTTTTGAATTTTTACCCCTACTAAAATAAGATACTTCCATAACATCTAACTTTTCTTTTTGTATATTTTGGTTGGTGGACGTTATTAGTAAGTCTTGAGATATTGCCGCTATTGCCGCCTCGATTTGTGCGTTTTTAATTTCTCTTGGTATTGTCGTTGAAACTATCCATCGCCCGTTAGCGTAAATAGTATGTCTTGGAAAATTAAATAATTGATTGTCTGGCTCAACCCTGTAGCCGTCATACTCAAATGACTCTAAGTAATCCATCGCTTTAATAATAAAGGGTTCTCTTAATTCAGCTGTAGCCGCGTAAGTAACGCTTCTAGCGTCTGCATAAGCTGTGAATTCAGCGTCTGTGATGTAGCTATTTGCGCCGGATACTATTGAGCCATCTTCAATCGTTAGAGCCATTAGTCACATTTCCCGGCGTCTTCTAAAGCTTCTTTTACTTCGCGTTCACATTTTCCGCCAAGCTTGCCTTTTTTGATTTGCTTAACTTCAATACCAAAGATTCTTGTATCGTTCATGTCTGCGCCTAATGACTTAACATCGAATACGATATCAACTAAATTAGATTTTTGCTGTTGCTTGTTTGACATTTTTATACCTTCTAATTGTAAGTAAAAAAGGGTTAAACTTTCGCCTAACCCAAAGGAGAATACTAGTTATTGATTGAAGGTAATCTGGCTAAACCGCGTCTATTGAAGTTAGCAAAGTTAGAATAACTTTTAACTCTAACGATAGATTCATCTTTAGCTTCTTTAGCGCCGATAGCTTCCACTTGAATACCCATTGGTACGCCGTTTGGATAGATCATCGCTGCGCCGATTTTCTTCGTGCCATCATCCCAACAACCAGCATAAACAGAGGTTAAAGCGCCACCCGTTACTGCTGCGCCGTTAGCTGTCTCAACAATAGAAAGATAATCGTTTTGAAAGATTGGCACTCCCTCATAGGCTGAAACTGTTCTACTCGTCCCATTTGGCATAGTAAACGCCATAGTTTCGTTTACACCACCTAAAGTACGAACAAGCGCTTTATATGACCGAATAGTACGACTCGGAGCCATGATATAATCGACTTCACCATCTTTAGCCTTAACTAAATCAAGTAATTCGTCAAGCAATGCAAAGCTTAGAGCCTGACCCGCTGAAGCTGTTGTATATTGGGATGCATCACAAAGAGTATGTAACGAATTCATATTAGGCGCTGAACCGTCACCGATTGCTAGACCTGTTTGAAGTAATCGTCCGACTGATTTAGCTTTGCTTGATACTTCTGCGCCCATTTGATCTACACCAGCGCTTGCCGAAGTAGCATTGACTAAGCCGTTTAACTCTGCATCGCCTATTGTGGTTGTTGGTAGGTATGTAACCGACGTATTGGTCATTGCTGCTTTCGCGGTAATCGTCCCCGCTACTGCTAAATGTTCCGCATCGCCTAACGCATTCTCACGATTATAAACAACCGCTTGACCGTCAAATCCCAACCAAGGGATCGCGTTCCATGATGGATTCGTTGTGACAATATCCTCGGCAACTCCTGCCACCAATTCATTGTTAATTAATTTTGCCGCTTCTGCTAATGTAGTAGCCATTTTTTGTACCTCAAAGTTAAATTTTCAAGGCACAAGACGCGCCAAGATTTATAATAAATCCTAGCGCCGCTAGTTAGTGTTTTTTAAGCATCACCGATACTTTATAGTCAATTGTACAACTAACTGGTTAAATAGTCTATTATTTGATTAAATTCGCCAATCCAGACGCTATTTTTTGTTGACTAGTCTTATCTGTACCGGTTGGACCTCCACCACCCTGACCGCCACCACCGTTTGATTGTATTTTGTAAGACTCTGAAAGACTTCCTACAAATTCATCAACCGTTAGATTGCCGTTTGCACCGGTTAATATTTGATCGCCATCCATAGCCACTACCGCGCCATTATTAACAGTGAATTTATCGCTAACCATTAGATTGACCGCCTCATTAAAATCTGGCCTAATCTTATGAGCGCCTAACGCTTTACTGGTAGCGCCCTCAATCTCATACTTTTTAGTAGTGCTAATGGATAAATTTTTGTATTTATCGCCTCGCTCGTTAGCCGCTTGCAGTTTGGCCTCAAAATCAGACGTTATAACATTCACTTTAGAATTAACCAATCCGTCGATATCATTGGCGTCAATAAAAGATTTATCTAACGCTTTTTGCTTATTGGCCTTGAATTCGCTTAACTCTTCCGGCGTAATGCCGTCTAATTGTTTGCTGTATTTTACGTTGTTTTCTCTAAACTCGTTTACTTTATCTTTTTGTAACTGAAAATCTTCACTGCTGACCATGCCGTCAACTTGAAGAATGTAACCGTCACTGGTTTTTTTGTATAGATTTTGTTGACTCTCGTCGGCTTTGTCGTATTGCTCGTTAGTAAGTTTTGCTTTTAGCATTTTTTAATCCTCTGGATTATTTAATGATAGTGAATGTGATTCCTCTAGCTCAGCTAGGCTCATCGATTGGTTTCTCTCTTTGAATTTGGTTATTGATAAATTGCCACTTCTAAATTGATCCGCTTCATCTTTCCCTATCGCCTCATCTTGAAACGATTTAGATTGACGGACAAAAAATTGATTATAAGTCATAAACTGTCCTTTATTTTTGGATCACCTTTTAGTATAGGTGCGGTTGTGCTTCTGCAATTTGGGTGCGCGGGTGGCAATCTACCCTTACCAGCTCGGTAAATATTACCGTCTAAACTAGTGCAAATATCACTAGTTCGGCTATCCAGCGTACTAATCCATTCGTAATGTGATATTAAATCGCTATTAGCCTTATATAACGTATCTTTTGCGACCGCTGCCACATGATTAATTGACGTTCTAACTAATCGCGAGGCGCTTGTCCTAGTGACGTTTAGCAACCCATCGCGATAGCCTGCCGACCTTGTGCCTATTACGTCGCGTATTATTTCCGGAGTTGTCTTGCTTTCAAAGAAACCCATTGATACTGCATCGCGGATCATTCGAGCCTGTATTTTGCTAAAATCATTGAGCGCATCTTTTAAATGCCTGTTATTAAATGGTCTTGAATAATAAGCGGCTCTTAATCTAGATAGTGCCGGAATGGGCGCGTCAAAATCATTGCCTAGTGCTTTTAGTCCAAATCTAACCTCACTCTCTGCAAATAAATCTAACTGTCCGCTGTAATCATCGGTAAATTCTTTTAAATGAAATAAAACCATATTTTCAACATCTTTAAGTTTCGCCCTTATTCTAGCTTGAGACCGTATGGTGTTAGATACCAATAATTGAGCGCGTAAATCTCTCATTATTCGACTAATAAAAGGATTTAGCTTTTTAAATTGTCCGGTCTTGTATCGCTCTACAAAGTGACCGTGACGAGTATAAATATCTACAATATTATTCATTATAGCGCTAGGTTGTCAGGTGGCGTATTATCAGCAAAATCATTGCCACCCTGCTCTATTCGGTCGGCTTCATCTTCTGGAGTTATCCCTTTCGGCAATAACTCCCCCTTATAAAGTAAATTCAAGAAAGTATCCAAGCTCATACCGCCAGATAGGTAAGTTTGTAAATAGGCTTGAAGCGCTTGAGGGTCGACTTTCACATCTACAAAATCCCTATTGATAGCGTAAGTGCTGCCAGTTGTGCCCGCCCATTCGTCAATAATTCTAAATATTTCATTCATCATTAAATCAATAGCGTTTGCGATTGTTGAAAGTGTAGCTGTTTCGCTTGAGGCGTCTATTCTTGCTGTCTCCGCAGCCTTAACTCCGCCTTGCTCGCTTGTTAACATCTTTGCGCCAATGCTAGACATTGTGTTGATATCGTCATCAATAGCCGATTTAACAGAAGCTAACCCCGCGCCGCTAAACTCTAATAATTCAACCCTAGCACTTTCGTCTTCTATATGGTTAAAACTACCAGCGCCAACCTTAATTTGCTTTTTATTTCCATCGTCGTCCGCTATCGCCCCAAACACAAAAAGCGTCGGTAACGCTGTCCAGTGTAGCCCATGACGTTGATCGGCTGATAGCCGGTATTGATTAAGATTGACATTCGACAAGTTTAATAATAGCGGATCGGTGTTAGCTATTCCAAGCCCGCCAATAGTAACAAATACAAAAGGGATCTCTTTAAGTGGTGCACCTCGGTTAGTTGGTGTTAATACCTCAACAATAGCAAAGCCGTTTTTAGTTTTTCTCCACCTATTTTGAATGTAATTCCCGCTCTCATCATAGGTTAACTCTAAATATTCAGTATGAACCGTTTCTTTAAATTTGTCCTTCTGATCTCTGACCGTGTAATTTTGAGTTAGTACAATGTAATCGTAACTATAATTGATTAACGATTCTTTAGTGTAAGTTTTTACGGTTGGCGCGTTGAGTTCATTATCCCACTCGACCAATTGACCAACCCCACCCGATAACAATAATTCTGCTATTGCGTTGCAAGTAAACAGTTTAACATCTTGATCTTTGCCGTTTATGTTTGACTCAATATTAACTATTGTCGTTTCAATCAAAGACTCTTTTCTCATAATTGCGCCGGTTATCGCTGAGACTGTCGGACTAACTGCCGGTATTACTGCGCCCCTATTTAAATAAGCGTTATATTCTGCTTGAGTTTGGCCTGTTAATTTTGGCAGGTAATCCTCACCCTTGCTTTTTACTTTAATGTCACCAGCCGCAAAATCTTTGACTTGCGTTGACTTTTTTAAACCGTCTTCATATCCTGCGTATTGCGTATTGATTGGCATAATTTAAAACCCTATTATATTTAACTCTGTTACTTTCGATTGTCTGACTAAACTAATTGATAGCGCCATTATAAACGCATCAGCTTTGTTTGGAGACTTGATGCCTCTTTTCTTTAAGTCTTCTTTACTCTCAACCTTAACCCGCCCAGCTTTGTCAAAGTCCTTGTATGGCGTTGCTAGCTCACTAATTAGAGACTCTAGACCTTTAATATCAGAGCTAATAGAAATTAACTCGTCAGCCTTGTAATTCTTGTTACCATTAACCCTATAATCATAAGTATTTCTTAATCTATCTGCGACAAGCCACCACGCCTGCGCCTTGAGATTGGAGAAATATTCTTTTTGTTTTATTCCTTCGTACTTTCTATTAGGCTTGACTATCTTACCGCCTGCGTTAAATGGTGCGTAATCGTAATAACTTAAATCTTTAAGCGTCGAACCTGTACCCGCACCAACCCCAATAGAATCGTAAATTATTCGAGCGTCGTTTTTGCTAGCCGTTAATTTTACGCGTTTAGCTGACTTTCTTAACTCATCCTCCCCACCTTTCCATTCGTCACACTTGATAGCTATTGAGCCGTTGGCGCTTACTGTTGCGTTTAAGTCGTCACCTGAGTCCGCAACATCGTAACCAACCGTATTTTTACCACCTAACTCAAGATCGGTTTCAAGGTGGAAATCTAAAGCCGCCTCGATAAATGACCGCTTAATGATTACTTGTTCTTCATCGCTTAAAGGTTGCCCTTTGTAAACGTGCAAATATTTATCGTAATCTTTTGATTTTAAGTCATTTATAACTTTCATCATAGTGTTTGAAATATACCCGTTTTCGTCATAATTGATTAATCTAACTATACTTCCTTCGGGCGGATGAATAACAAAATTTTGGTAAATAAAATCATTTGTGTACTTTGGATTAAAGCTGATCCAAATCTCTGATCCTTCTTTTCTGATAGTTGGCTCTAATATGTCCCACTGGTCAGAAGTTAAATTGTGCGCTTCTTCTATCCAAAGTATATCAGCACCTTCAAACGATTTGATTTCGTCGATGTTTCGCTCGATACCATAAAATACAAACTCTGAACCGTTGTTGTGATAAATGCTTGACGCTTGAACATCAAAACCACTTAAACCTAGGTGGTCAATTTTATTTTTTACAACTGTATAAACTGATTCTTTAATTTTATTTTGAAATCGTCTAACGCACAAAAATCTTGTTTTATGCTCGCTTGCTATTTTAACGCCTGCTGATGCGTACTCATGTGTCTTGCTTGACGAGCGCCCACCATATAGCGTTCTAACTCTAAAATAGTCATAAACAAGCTTTGACGCCTTGTCTAAGCGCCAATTCCAAAACGGCTTTAAGTTAGGGTTAAGAGGGTAACTACTCATCGACAAAATGCCGATTACTTGCTTTGTCGCTTTCGGTTGATTCGATCACCTTAGTTTCCTTCCATCCTGCCTGAGTTTTTAGGTAGAATATCTGTGCTGATGTGTTTCCATCCTTAGCCGATTTGATTAAATTACCCGCTATTGATGCGATTGCTTTGGCTTTTCCGTTCTTATATGCGAAAGAAACATTTTCATCACGGTCACGGATTGCTTTAAATGTAACGTGAGATACACCCAAATAATCGGCTATCTGCTTTGTATTTAATACCGCTGAAAGTGTTTGAACTTCTTTTATCTGCTCGTCGGTTAATTCTACTGGTGGTCTACCTGTATCAGCCATTAGGAATGACCTTTTGTATGTTGGAGCGTGTTGGGCGGTACTGCCCCGCCGCTTTCTAGCTGGTCGCTATGGGTGCGAGAATTATTGACGTAGGGAATTAAATCCTTAGTAGATTTTATCTGATGCTTATAGTTTTTCATTAACGCTCCGCGCTAGTTTAGACTCGCTGAGTCTGGTTATTGTTTGTTTTGCTTCTTCTTCTCATATTCGCATGTTTTAAAAAAAGCATTTTCTCTGAATTGCTTCTCGTTTTCTTTGTTGTACTTTCTTCTGTTGCTACCTTTACCGTTCATTACTTTGTGGAATTATTCAAATATTTAATTACGTCAGCAAGTATTTCGCTTGCTAAATATCGAGGAAATAGCCTTAATTCGTCGACCTTCCTGCTTAACTCTAAAGCATAATACCTCTCTATCTTAAAATGCGTGGCTGTGGTATTCATTATATAGTCCCCTGTTCAATATTAAGTTTATAGAAATAGGTTAATTCCGCATTATCGTTTATTTCTAATTCAATATACCCTTTACCATAATATGTTATTAGCTCGGTAGACGCTTTTAAGAATTGCGCTACTATTAAACTATTAGGCCAGTCTGCGCCCGTAGTCGCGCTTGATAGTGTTATTATATCAGTTAAGGCATTCTTATTAATATCTACAATTCTAGCTCTTACCGTTGCGCCTGAGTCGATAGCAAATACAGCTCCGTCTTGCTTTGCGGTTAGTGCGTAAGATGGGCTGTCACCCGTTACCAATCTTAATGTCATAATAAAATACCTTTTGAGCTTGATAGTTGCATATTTTCGCTATCAGTTGTTTCAATGTTTTCGCAGTCTGTAAAGTTTAAGTTTTCGGTCGCTTGCATTAAATAACGGTTAATTACCGCTGGTGCACCTTCACGCCAAACGCCCTCACCCCAGACAGTTTGATCCCAAACTCCAACCTGCCAAACTCCTGCGACTGATAAGCTCATTATACATCAAACGGTGTACCGCTACCGTCCCCAGTGATTGTTACGCCGTTAATGGTGGCAATATTAACGTTAGTTGTGTAGCTGGACGCTAGTAATGCACTATCAGTCCCGCGCATATCAGTGTTAGTTGTAACTGTTGCAACTAGAGTGACGTTGGCTACTGCGTCATTGACTGGATCAAAGTTATTTAAGCCGGTGATTTGCGCGGGTATCGTGGTCGCTGTATCAACTAAAATAGCGCTAACATCAGTCTGCATAGTGTCTTGTTTTGCTTCTGTCGCAAATCCTGTCACCGTTAGCCAGTTCCCTTGGTTGGTTTGAAGGTCATTCGTATCAACTAGAACAGCGTCTAAAATTAAATCTAATCGACCACCATCAACCCAATCACCCTGCAATTCATTAGTATCTGCAACAATCGCCGCTAATTGGGTGGAGTTTGAATCCATTTCTTGGCGTATTTCTATCACTGTCGGGCTAGAACCGCCTGCGCCTGTTGTCCATGCCGTATCCCCTCTATCTCTAATAGCTTCTAAGCTATCTGTACTTGTTGAGAATGTAGCGCCTTGCATATCGTCAACTTTACCGTCAAGCGTTGTTAAATTTGCCGCCGTTGCTATTGCTGTTAACTGGTCGCCTGTACCGGATGCCTCTGTTAATACTGTGCCGTCACCAATGTAATTAACAACACTTTCAGCATAAGCTACAAATATCTGATCTACCTTTAGTGTAGCAGTCGTTAATCCTGACGCCGCGTAGAATCTTATTTGAATCAGTCCCGCGTTTCCACCAGTGCCGGTATTCTTGCCGAACAACGCTTCGATATCAGTCGTAAACGTTGTTGTATTGTTTGAACCTTCTAGTGTTGTTAGCGTTGTCCACGCAGCACCAACCCAATCATAAGCTTGAACTAGAATACTATCGTTTGAGCCGTTAATTAATGCGCTAAACTCCACTTCAACCCCCACCCCATTAACCCCAACATCAAAGATGTAATATAAATCCATAGCGCCTGCGCTATCGGTGTGTTCGTGCGCTATTCCGTCTCTAGTCTCTGCGTTAGCTTCTGTTCCGCTTGACTGTGTACCCGTGGTTAAAACATAGCTACCATTAGACGCTTGATGGAATGCCGCGCCAGTTGATGCAATGTTATTTATATGTCCCTCTAAAGCTTCAAGGGATTCAATATTGTTGTCATAGGTGTCCCAGTCTGCCGTTGCTGACTTACTCACCAGTTTAGCGAATATAGAATCGTCTGCCACATCTGTTCCGGTGACTGACGAGCTAACCAAATGATCAAGTCCGATGTCTGACAGTGCAGTATCAATCTCTGTGTTGATTTGAGCTGTAGTCACTTGATTGGTTACGTCTGTTACTGTTGCTACTGTATCAGCCGCTGGATCAAAGTAATCCGCTGCTAGTAATGTTCTAGCGTTAAATTGTGCAACACTTGGAGGCACTACGGTATTAGCTGAATCTGTGCCTCTCATTGTTTCCGCTGCTGTATCTAAATCAAAAGCATGTTCGGCTGATACGTTCCCGTAAGTTTCTATACCTAAAGAAGTGTCTAACCAAACTTTTGTGCCTGTTTGATCGATAATAATAATTCTAATTCTTGCTGCGCTCATTTCTGTAGCTGTCAAAACAAGTGAATAAGTTGACCCTTCGTCAGTCGGTAAATTAGTTGTATTAGCCTCTGCTCCTTCATCTTTTTGGATTTTTACATCACCAGCAGCAAAAGTTGCCGCTACACTTAAATCAATACCGTCTATTTCAAATAAGCTGAAAGTGATTGTTTTCTCTTGATTGTATTTGCCTAATATCATAAATCACCTAAGTAGCTATCTAGCCAATTGCTTTCTACTGTCGACTGTAAGCTGTCTCTGAATGCAATTCTACTCGCAGTTGAGATTGCGGGAGCTTGCTCTAATAAAGTGTTAATTTGTCTTAGTTTCGCCCAATCATCAAACCACACCTCTTTTGCTATCTCTTCTGCTGTTGGTGGTACTGGAGTTATCGGTGTAACATCAATCGATTGACCTATTACCGTAGTAAAATCAAACGTATCTATAACGCCATCAACTCGTAGCGCTTTAGATCTTGCAAAATCTTTTAATCCTGCAATAGTTGTACCATTGAATCGTTCACTAATAATATAGGTTTCTACGCCATCAGAATATTCAATCTCAATTTTCCAGCTTAACCCGCTTTGAACTGCGTTTAGTAATGTTGCTATAACTGCCATTTAATATCCTTCAATTCTTCGTCTAAAAATTGGAATTGCTGTTGGACCGCCGCCACCGCTAGCAGATACTAACGCAAATGCAGCCATAGCCCAATCCGTACTACTTCCCGCTGTCCAGCTCATTGAGTCTGAACCACCTGTAGCTGATAGCTCTTGACAACCCAAACCAACATCCGTGCTGCCGCCTGTTTGAGTTATATTAACACGTTCTGTATGATCTGCGGTTAATGATGGTGGACCATTTTGAACAATTGATACGGCATCAACAATTAAATCGCCAGACGTACCCGTAACACTAACTGCTAGCGCGGTCCCCGTTCCTGTTGCGGTTTGAGGCGTACCCGCTCTAACTGGCGTAGTTTGATCGACATTTGTATAAACTGAGCAAGCCGCCGCCATTCTTAGTGTATTTGAATTTGTTATCACCACATCTGCTGTTGTCGCTGTGGGATTTACTAATGTATAAAAATGTACTGTTGCGTTACCAGTTTGGGCTGTACCTTGTTGCGTAAAGTTTTCGCTGCCATTAAAGACAACCGATGTGACTACGGGCGTTCCGCGAGTCGCAACTGCCAATGTTAGACAAACATCTGTACCCGTTGCAACAATAGACGATAGGGTTAGTGTCGCACTTTGTACCCCGCCGGATATTGTTGATACGTAAGTCGGCAAGCTCTACTCCTTTATCGCTTTAAACTTAACAATGGCCTTAGCTGCAATACTTGGGTCGCTTACTTCATCGACAATAAAATCTACAGTTAAGCTTGGTAGTGACTCTCTACCTGTTACCGTGGTCATATAGCATGAATACTCGCCGCTTGCTAAAACCGCTTCATATGATTCAACGTCACCGGCAGGCGAAAAGGTTAGCTCATTATTACAATATATATTAAATGAGTTTATATCCGAAACCGCTAAAAGGCT